GACTAACATATACCAATACTGACATGATAAATGGTGATGTTATCAGCGTCCGGGTTGAGACTAATGAGCTAATTGCTGTAGAGGATCCGGAAGACGTTCCTGCGTTTGACGAGTTTGCGTTTGACTATACTACTGGTATCACAACATTTGGAGCCGCATTGCCCGCGGGGTACCGTATTACCATTACATATACATTATAATGGCAGAAGATTTAAATCTAAAGTTCAACGTCAATGTAGACGGTAAGGCCACACTGAAGAGCCTCAAGGCTGAGCTGAAAGAGGCCCAGGGACAGGCCCTCGCCTTCTCCCGTATATTCGGTGAATTGTCGCCGCAAGCGATCGCTGCCGCGAAACGAGTGGCTGAACTTAAGGACGAGATAGCAGATCTGAATGAGCGGGTGGACCTGATGGATCCCGGTAAGAAGTTCGAGGTATTCGGCAATGCAGTGAAAACTGTAGCTGGCGGATTCGCTGCCGCACAGGGTGCGCTTGCTGTCTTTGGTGCCGAGTCTAAAGACTTGGAGAAAACCCTTGTTAAACTGCAAGGGGCTATGGCATTATCTGAGGGCCTGTCTACTATTGCCGATTCCTGGAAAGACTTTCAACGACTGGGCGCTGTGGTGAAGACGCAGGTCGTGAATGCGTTCACCACTCTTAAGGGCGCTATCATTGCTACAGGTCTTGGTGCGCTGGCTGTAGCCATTGGCCTTATCATTTCCAACTTTGATAAGATAGAGGTTAAGATACAGGAACTGTTTCCGGCCTTCGAGGGTTTCGGTAAGCTGTTCAACAAGGTCAAGGCAATAGCCATGGGCGCGCTGAAGGGTATCATTGAAACATTCAAAGTGCTGGGAGAGATTGTTGTTGATGTATTTAGCGGCGATTTCTCTGGCGCAATAGATACAGCCAAGGGTGCCGGGCAACGAATTGGCAAAGCTTATGTAGACGGGTTTAATGAGGAAGTAGCTGACCAGATACAGGAGGCCGCGAGAAAGGCAACAGAGGCGCTTATTAAAAGGCAGGAGAATGATTTGAAGATCCTGCGTAGCTATGGCGAAACTCGTAGAGCTGAAGCTGATAAGTTAGAACTACAGATTGCAAAGAATAAGGTAAAGATACTTAAGGACGGAACAAAAGAAGAGAGGGAGGCTCAAGCCGCAGCCTTTGCTGACCTAAAAGCATTACAGGTAAAACAAGCGCAGGAAGAAGGCGCCCGGCAGTTGGAGAATCTGAAGCAGCGTCAAGCGCTTCAGATGCAGGCATTACAGCAGGCAGGTGTTGATTTAATAGGGATACAGGAAAAGCAACTGTTGGCTCAACTTGCGTTACAAAAAAAGTACGGACTTGATACCAGAGCAACATTAAATGAGTTGGCCGCTGCACGATCGGCAGATGTAAAGGCTCGGTTCGATCTGGAATTGAAGGCCCTATTAAACGCGCAGACACTTCAACGTGCAGCTATGGAAGCTGCAAGCAAAGACACCTTTAACCTGAAGCAGCAGGAACTGGAAGCGCAATTGCAGCTGTATATTAAATATGGATATAGCCTGAAAGAGATTCAGGAGAAACAAGCAGAGGAAGAGTTAGAGCGGAGGCAGAAGCTTCAGGACGCACTATCTGAAAAAGTATATAATCACGAGATTAAGATTCAAAGAATCATTGTTGATTCACAGAATGCTGCGGCCAGGTTCGCAGATGAGTCTGAGAGGCGAATCACTTTAATGGAAGAGAAGAAGCAGTTGGCATATGATAAAACTGTTCAATATATAGACTTTGTAACTAATGCTACAGCAGAAGCATCTGAGATAGAGAAAGCCGCCGCCCTAGCGGGAGCACTGGCAGTACAGTATTCTGAATTAAGTAAACAAGATTCGCTGAAAGCAACATCAAATATCCTGCTAACAAGCAGCAGAATATTGGGACAACAAACCGCAGTCGGAAAAGGCGTTGCTATTGCCGCTGCAACTATTGACACATACAAGGCTGCACAGTCGTCATATAGCGCTTTATCCATGATACCCATTGTAGGTCCTGCATTAGGCGCTGTTGCTGCTGCTGCTGCTATCGTCGCCGGTATAGCCAGAGTGAAGGCCATAACAAGGGTTAAGGTTCCAGGGGCTGTAGCCGCGACTCCGGACACCAGTTCTGCTATCTCCGGCGCTGCAAATGGAGTATCACTCCCCCAGGTTAATCCTAATATATCAAACACCTTAGTTGACCAGGCTGTCCAACAGAATAGTAATCTCCGTCAGCCACAGCGAGTGTTCGTTGTTGAATCAGACATAACAGACACGCAGGAGCGCGTCGCATCAATTGAAGCTAACGCACAATTCTAATACCATGAGTGATTTACAACTACCAATATTCCAGCTGACTATCAGCGACAATGAGCAGGATGACGCAGAAGTAAACTTCGTATCCCTGGTGGATCGTCCAGCGATACAGCGTGACTTCCTTGTCTTCAAGGATAAGCAGATGTTTGACATACAGAACGAGGATGAACGTATCGTCACCGGTCCTGCAATGATTCCGGACTCTCCTATCTACCGGAATGATGATAATGGTCAGTACTACGTTGTATTCGATGCAGCTACCATCAATAAGATCGCCTATCGTTTTTTTAAAAAAGGATACCAGGCCAATATCAATATCATGCATCAATCTGGGAATATAGTGGCTGATAGTGTATTCTATGAGTCATGGGTAGTAGATCGTGAAAAAGGCAAGATGCCACTGGCCGCTTTTAAGGATGTGCCAGATGGTACCTGGTTCCTGACAGCAAAGATTAATAGTGAAGAGACGTGGCTAAAGATAAAGAGTGGAGAGTATAAAGGGTTCTCTGTTGAGGGGCTGTTTGATTACACTCCTATTGCAGCCGTTGATCCTGAAGAGGCCCTGCTGAAAGAGATCATGAAGATAGTAAAGAAGGTTAAATAAAAAGGCTGGGTAAAAACCCGGCCCTTGTTCGCACATCCAACTATAAATTACACTTATCCAGAGATTGTGTAACGAGCTCCTTGTATTCCAATAATACAGTATGTATATGTTCCTTGACAGATGATGCAGTCTCGTGAAGTTCAATAAGTCTATTGTTGAGAGAAATATTCTTCAGCATGTCCACCGTAACCCACGGCTCATTGATTATCACGTTCTCAATGTTATACATTTCTTTCTCTACATCTGTTAACGCCTTGTTAAGCTCTTCAATCTTTCCCATCATTTCTTTTTTACAGTCAAAGTAAAGGAAATAATAACAGGCAACCACCGGGGATTTTTCCCCCTTTTTTTCAGAAAAAATAGCGGCAACTGATATATGTCAGTAGAAACAATAATGTATGACCGCTAAAGAAGCACTCGCGTCTATAAAGAATCTCCTTAAGGCAAAATTCGGAGAGGATTCAACTGAACAATTTGAGGCAGGCAAACTATCTGATGGCACCGTAATCGAGGTATCGAAGCTCGAAGCTGGCGGTGACTTCCTCATCGTTGCTGCTGACGGAACAAAGACCCCTGCGCCCGCCGGCGAATATGAGCTGGAAGACGCCCGGATCGTGGTTGTAACTGAGCCTGGAAAGATCGCGGAGATAAAGGAGAAAGCCGCAGCAGAAGCTCCGAAAGACGAGCAGCAACAACAGGAACAGAAAATGGCTGAAGGCGATCCTGCACCAGCAGGTGGTGGCGCAGCTCAACTTGATTGGTCCGAACGTATCAAAGATTTGGAACGTCAATTATCCTGGGTGGTTGAGGCATATTCCACGCTAAAGAATGCTATGACCGCATTCAAATCAGACACCAATACAGTACTGACCCCCCTGGTTGGGCTTGTGGAGCAGATTGCCAGCGAAGAAACACAAAGCGCCGCTAATCCTCCAAAGCAGACTGTGTTTGCCTCTGATCAGAAAAATAAAAAAGACGAGGCAAAAAAGAAATCTCAGGAAGCCTTTGCCGCATTCCGTGAGAAGCTGAAAGAAAAAAAGTAAGCAATCACCTCAGAATAAATCTCTCAAAATAACCATTTAAAAATATCACGATGGCATTTGACGTATCAGCCTTAGCCAACTATACAGAAGAAAACGAGGCGCTACTCGTGACTTCAAGCGTCTTCGAGGCCAAAACGCAGCGCATTATAGCCGCGAAGGGCACCATTATGACGGGAATTAAATCATCTGAGACTGTAAATAGACTGGAAACAGACGCGGTTTTCCAGGCGGATACAGGTTGCGGATTTAACCCATCTGGAACTACCGCCTTTACTCAACGAGTTCTTACTGTTGGTAAGATTAAGGTTGACGAAGCCCTTTGTCCAAAAGATCTTGAAGCGAAGTACACGCAGAAGGCGCTCGCTATCGGCAGTAAATACGAAAAGATCCCGTTTGAGCAGGAATATTCCGAGAAAAAAGCGGCATTGATTGCCGCACAGAATGAAGTCGCTTTATGGCAGGGGGATACCACTAGCGGCAACGGCAACCTGAATAAGTATGACGGCTTCATTAAAATCATAAATCAGGCGTCCGGCTCTGTTATCCATGCCAATAGCGCTACATATACAAGTGGTGCGCCATATAGCTCTGGCGCAACGATCACCCCGGATATTGCCCTGGCTATTGCTGACGGCATGTATACCGCAATCCCTGCGGATATAATTGACAAAGACGATATCATGATCTGGTGCGGCTGGGACTTCTTTAAGTCTTATGTCATCGGCCTAAAAAGAGCGAATCTGTATCACTACAGTGCAGACAATGAAGACGGTGAAATAACTATACCAGGCACCAATTACAAGCTGACGGCGGTGCATGGCCTTGACGGCACCAACCGGCTGTACGCAATGCGCGTTTCCAACATGTACATCGGTACCGATATGGAGAACGAAGAGGATCAGTTTGAAATCTTCTGGGCAAAAGAGGCCCAACAGGTTCGCTTTATGGCAAAATGGAAACTCGGCGTACAGGTTGCTTTCCCTGATGAAATCGTAGAGTTCCATCTTGGAGCGTAAGATATCGGGCCGGGTAACTCCCGGCCTATTCCTTTACTACTAAACTTTATAACATGCCCTGCAATCTCACGCAGAACATGACGATAGACTGTAAGGACAGCATAGGAGGACTTAAGGAAGTTCTCTTTATTGAGTTCGATAATGTCACCGCAATCACTGAAGCATCTGGTGTTGTGACTGCAATCACGGTTGCTACTGGTAAGCAGTTCCGCAGGTATGTGTTTCCAAAGGAGTCCTCCTTCTTTACTGAAGCACCAAACGCAAACGTGCAAAACGGAACGCTGTTCTATCAACAGGAGCTTACTATTGTCATCAATAAAATGCAGGCTAACACCCGAAATGAAATCCAGCTGCTTGCACAAAACAGATTGTTGGCAATTGGTCTCGACAATAATGGGAAGTATTGGCTGCTTGGTAAAGAGCGCTCGTTGGATCTCACCGGCGGCGAAGGTGGCACCGGTACAGCTACCGGTGATCGTAATGGTTATGCTCGTGTGTTCACTGCTATGGAAAGAAATATGGCCCCTGAAGTGCAAAGCACTATCATCACAGCTTTGTTATCCCCGGCCTCATAACCATATCCTATTCCAATTGAAAATAGCCCGGATCCCCCCGGGCTATTTTTTTGAAAAAAATATATGCAAACTGATATATAGATGTGATGGTACTACTTAAGCGAAATGAATCTATTGGAGTGATGATTGTCACAGCATCTGAGAAGGCTGTGCTATCTGATACTGTATTTAACATTTCATTCACGCATGATCTCACAAAGCGGGTAGTACAGGTTGAAGATGCGCAGGACATCAGCCAGTGGCCTACCAGGTATAATCAGTTCAACATCGATCTCTCTTTGTTTGAAGAACTCGATAACGGATTCTATACATATGAGGTGACTGATCAGGACAACAACCTGTTGGAAGTAGGTAAGATGAAACTTGTAGGAGACAAGGTAGCACCAGTACAATATCAGGACACTCCAATTGAATATACAACGTATGGCCAATAGTCAGATCGGATTTAAGTCAGACATGAAGTCTACAGCGCTTGGTAACGGCGTTGTGCTGCTGCATTTCGAAGATGCCGCACAGCCTTCTTTTGTAGAGAAGAAAGGGAAACCTTACGTCCTATATGGTGAGAAAAATGACTACCCAAACTACCTACTATACCTGTACAATAACTCGGCAAAGCATTCCGCTATCATTAACGGTAAGGTAGACTACGTGTGCGGTAAGGGCTGGGAGTACGACAAGGACGCCACCGATACGGCACAGGTTACAAAAGTTGATGAATTTATTAAGCGGGCAAATGCGAAAGGCGAGTCGCTGAATGAAGTAACAGAGAAGGTAGAACTGGATCTGGAAATATTTAATGGTGCCTATCTGCAAATAGTTTGGAACCGGTTAGGCGCTATTGCCAGCATTTACCATGTCGACTATACTACCGTAAGGAGTAATAAGGATAATACCTGTTTCTACGTATCAGATGAATGGGTAAAGTACAACCCTGATGGTTCATACAAACCAAATAACAACGCGGAGTATAAAGAATTTTCCGCCTTCAATCCTAACAATAAACAGGGGTCGCAGATTCTTTACGTAAAAAAATATCATCCAGGTATTGATATATACACACTGCCGAATTACCGGGGTAGTATCACATGGATTGAAGTGGATATTGAGATCGGCAACTATCACCTGAACAATGTAAAGGGCGGATTCTTCGTCAACAAGCTAATCAACTTTAACAACGGCGTCCCTTCTGAAGATGGTCAGAAAGCGATAGAGAAAATGTTCGCTGATAAGTTTGGCGGCGTCCGAGGTCGCAAATATATGCTGGCTTTCAATAGCGACACAACCAAAGCAGCTACTGCTGTGGACTTGAATGTATCCGAATCAGACAAGCTATTCGATCAACTCAATAAGACCACTCAGCAAGAAATATTTACAGGCCACCGTGTCACCTCCCCTATGTTATTCGGCATCAAAACCGAGGGACAGTTGGGTGGTCGCACGGAGATGCGTGAAGCATATGAAGCTTTCCAAAACATATACGTTAACGGTCGTCAGCAATGGCTGGAAAAGACTTTCAATATGCTGGCATCATATGCAGACATAACCGTTCCGCTTACAATACAACGCTCAGAACCTATCTCATTTGAGTTCAGCGAGGCTGCTCAGACACAGGTGATGACACAGGATGAAATTCGGGAACGTATTGGTCTGCCTCCTGCAGAGAAGAAGGACAATGACGCAGCACAAGCTACTATCAATGCTATCAATTCCCTGTCTCCGTTGGTGGCTAACAAGGTATTAGAGAACTTGACCAGTGATGAGTTACGTGCGCTCATTGGTCTTGCGCCTGCTGCACCAGGAGAGATACCATCGGCACAACCTGCGCAACAATTCAGCCGGGCAGATGATGAACGCGATGCCGCAGTGTTTTCTGAATACGGAAAGCCGCGAGACGAACATCATATCCTTAAAACAAAGAGGGTTTTATTTAGCTCAGATAACGATGAGCGAACATTCTTTGCGAAAACGGAGGCCGATCTGACCAAGGTACAGGAGGGCGTGCTGGACTTATTATCAAAAGACCCGTTGATGACGCAGGAAGTAATAGCGAAAACGCTGGATGTTGAGGTTGTAGATGTTAATACTGCTATTAAATCACTGGCAGACATGGACCTGTTAAAGGTTCAGGAGAAGACAATAAGAGGTGAAAAGGTAATAGAACGCAAGCCGGCGAAGGAAGCAAGAAAGGTTATCAAAGACACACCTATCACAAAAACAATTGAGGTCAAATATAGTTATGACGGTCCTGAGGATGACCGTAATCGTCCCTTCTGTGCTCGGGTGCTGCAGCTTAACCGGCTATATACCCGAAGAGAAATCGAAATGATATCTGAACGTCTTGGATATTCTGTTTGGGCTCGCCGCGGTGGGTGGTATCATGATCCCGAGACAGGAAGGAACAGGCCGTATTGCAGACATTGGTGGACAAGTCATATAGTCGCTAAAGAAAAAACAGCATGAGTAAGAACATCCTTTTCATATCAGAGCAAAAGTTGAAGGACAGCAGCATGCTGTCTGATAATGTGGATCCAAAGCAGCTACTGCCTACCGTTAAGGCGGTACAGGACAGGCATGTTCACACTATGTTAGGCACTGCACTCTACACTAAGCTGCAGGCAGACGTTGAAGCGGGGACAGTGACCGGGGATTATAAGACGCTGCTCGATGATTATATCACCGACACCCTTGTTTGGTATACGCTATCTGAAATGCCGATGCCGCTACAGTATAAGCTGATCAACAAAGGGGTGGTGACTCGCACCGGCGAGGCTATACAGACGGTATCCTTCACTGAAGTGCAGGCGCTGATGGACTACTGCAGGAACTGGGCGCAATGGTATGCACAACGGACCATTGATTACCTGTGTGCAAACTCAACAAAGTATCCAGAATATGTAAATCCGGGCAGCGCATCAGATACTATACATCCAGACTACACTCAGTATACCTGTGGGATTTACTTAGGCCCGGTTAAGTGTAATGAGGGGCGCACGTTTGAAGAACGCTACCAGGGCAATGGGCGGCACAAATGCTTTTAACTATGGCACATAAGAAAAACGAAAAAAAACTACTGGATTATTTCAGAAAAATAGGGCGGAATGACATTAAACAACCTGATAGATCTGCTAAAAAACTACGCGGTAAGTCACAAGCAAATCAATGACTTTGGTCGTGGGGGTTATGAAGAGATTGGCGTAAGTCAGGATCAGCAATATCCACTCATGTGGGTTGTGTCATACTCTGGCAGATACGCAGGTAAGACCATGCAGTATAACCTGCAGATAATTTTTGCTGATCTTATACATGACGATAAGCGGAACGAGCTTGAAGTACAAAGCGATCAGCTGTTAATTGGGCTGGATACTATTGCCTTCCTAAGGGACAACCCGGACTTTGACTTTCAAGTTGACGACAATACAACAATAGACTTTTTCACCGAACGATTTGGCGACCTGACTGCGGGCTGCATGCTCTCATTTACGTTGCGTGATCCCAAACCTTTAGACCGATGCGTTATACCAAAAGACTGACCTTGCTTTTTTTACTTATTGCCACTGCTGTATCAGCACAGTGGAGGCCATCACCGTATAAGTTTCATTATAACGGGATAAAGGCTGATGTATTGGAGATACCATTGACCAACACAACCGATCCAGATATTGACAGGAAGGGCGCGTTGCGGTACAATCCTGATATTGATAGCGTTCAGGTGTGGAATGGCACTACCTGGGTGAGCCTCGCATCAGGTCCCGGCAACTTCATTCAAAACGGAACTGCCCCGCAATCAGCGAGTTTTAACATTACTGGCAATGGGCTGATAGGCGGAACATTGTCAATAGCCAATCCCGGATACGCAGCATATCCTTTGGAAGTAGGTACACTGCCGTCAGCAGGTGGAGTATCTGCATTGTTCACTGGCACAGTACGCGGAGCTGATGGTGTGGCGAGCAATGAATTTGTTACGGTCGGTCAGCTGAATAACACCGGTAACTTTATAAAGAACGACACTACTAATTATCAAAACGCAGGTTTCAGTATATCGCTACCTGGACGCATCAACTACATTACAGATACCACCGGTAACAGGTATGGTGCGTTGGAGGTGTATAGAACAATTATTAATCCTGATGCGAAAGCGCCACAAGGTGTACGGTCTGTATTTAAAGTCTACTCCACCGAGGCAGGGCATGACGACAAGGAACTTACCTCGGTCTATGGAGGGCTGCATATTACCAGTGACAATACTCAAAATTATACCAATGCTACCGAAGGGCTGATCGCAGTCGCCGGCACAGCAAGTCACCTTGGCGCGGGTAACATATCACTAATGAGCGGCTTTGGGGCATTATTAGGGAACGCGCCAGCCAGCACTGGCGTAATAAATAAGGCGGCGTTCTATAAAGTCACTTCTTACGATCTAAATAGCAACCCTGGTAAAATATCAAACCTTGCGGGATTTGCACAGCCGAAGCTGACACCGGGCAGTATATCAAATATCAACTGGCTATCTGGCATTGGAGATGCAACGACCAGTGGCGGTATGTTGGGAAATGCTACATGGCCCAGCGGAAACTGGAACATGTACGATGCATCTACGTATAAAAGCTTCCATTCTGGTAACCTGATGGTAGGAGACACTGCAGAAACTACGTTCGGGTTTCGCGTGGCAGGTAAAAGCAAGTTGGTAGATACCGCTTATATATCTAAGATCGTCGCTGGTGTATTGAATACTGATAAGATCCTCCTAAAGAATTATAGCGGTAGCTTGTCGCCTGTATCTATTGATAGTAATGGCATTGCCATTGGAACCACAACAGGGATCGCTGGTACATTCTTAAATATGAGTAAGGTCTACGCCAGTCCAACTACCAATGTAACTGCCATAAGAAGCACCCCACAGGTTTATGAAACATTGACCACCCACAGCGGTGGCCTAATAGCAGGCTTATTCCAGCCGGTTATAACAGGTGCCAACAATAAGAGCTGGGGCGCTGGTGCTGTTCAGGGCATTTCTGTTGCACCTACTATATCAGCCGGCGCAACAGGAACTATACCTAATATTTATGGTGAGACTGTCACCAAGACGTTTAATGCCGCTTCTGCCATTGTGGATACATTTGTATACAGACGGACATATCCATCAGTAGAGACCACACCATCAACAGTCAACCATATCATATTCGACTTGGTTGGAATAGGTATGAGCATTGGTGGTCATTGGAGCAGGTATGATGCTACTGGCTATAACTCGTATTGGGGATCAGGGAATCAGCTGATCAACACCAATACAGATAATGGATTTGGCGAAAAGCTGCAAGTGTCCGGACGCGTCGATGCCCTGCGCGCTACACGAGGTAGTAACCTGGTTACGAAAGATCAGTTAGACAGTACTGGTTCGGCAATCCTCGCGACAAACAATTTCATTCAAAATATTTCCATCGCTGGCGCAGCTCAATCGGCATCATTCAACATTTCCGGACAGGGTGCGATATCAGGCAGCAACGCGTATAAGATGTTTCTTTCCAGGGCTAATATGTCCAGCGGAAATATAATTGCGTTTAAGACGGCTACGGATACCTCTGGATATGTGGGACAGGGATCATTACTGAGTAATGACGTTATGCTGGTTGGTCTAAAAGCTGGTGCTGCAATACGCACCAGGGATACCTCCCGTATCATATTTGGGTCTCACAGCCCAGAGTATAATTACATGGTCGGTAAAAAAGGCAAATGGAAAATAGGCGACTCGGTATTAACCATTCCTACCCTTCCACTTGAGATTGAATCAGCACAGGATACCAGCATCTTGGCAGCAAACAAGATAATCGGTAATGGTCTGATAAGCAACAGTACCATCATAGCAAGCAGCACCCCGGCATATACTTCAGGCGGCATATCTCCCCTGGGAAGAAACACTACTTCCGGAAGGATCGAAGCATATACGCCAACGCTTACTGATGTAACCAACGCAAACAGCACCACGAGTAACAGTATAACAGTAGGTTCAATCACCAATACTGCTGCGCTTTATTTGAAACTCAGTGTACTATCTTCCAATGTCACGTTGGATAATACATACACTATAGCCATTGGCAATACCTCCAGCTCTGCCAGAACACTGACACTACCTACAGGTGTAGGTGCCAGTGGCCGTGTATACTTTATTAAACGAAGCAGCACAGCGAATACCTTGACATTAAATTGCTCCGGATCGGACGTGTTCGACGACGGCACAACTACGATGTCAGTAACTAGCGCTGTTATTGTTACACTGCAGGGCGCAACCTGGTACGTACTTGCTAAATATTAAAACACATATCATGTCAAAACTCAGTATCAAAAATACAAAACATGCTAGTCCTGCATGGATGGTAAACCTTACGGCAGCAATGACAGCTATCACGCTTGTTGCTCCTGGGCTTATAGAGAAAATGCCAGGTAGTGTATCCGATCTCACAAAAGACTGGCTGCGCTGGACACTGGAATTAATCACGGCTATTATCGCTGTCACTACTGCAATGTCTAAGAAATCAGAAGCATGACCTGGGAGAATCTAAAATTCAACGGACGGGATATGGTCCTGATAATTGGTCAAGTGATCACCGGCACCGCGTTTGTTGTGATCATGCGTGGAGACATCAAAACGTTAATATCGAGCCAGCAACGAATGGAAGCTAAACAGGACAAGTCTGACCGGGATCAGGAGTCTTTCCGTGCAAAGACTGAGGTTGAGCTTACAGAGATGAAGGTCCGCCTCGGTATACTGGAACAGAAAGTAAATGACCTTCAAATTAACAGGGATGCGAGACATTAAATACATCGTGCTTCACTGCACAGCCACCCAACCAAATGCAAAGGTAGAGAGCATACAGGCATATTGGCGCGGGCATCTTGGCTGGAAATCACCTGGCTACCATTACATCATTCAGGCAGATGGCCAGGTTAGACAGCTTGCTGAGGAATCACAGGTAACTAACGGAGTGGCTGGATACAATAGTCATTCAATACATATCAGCTACATCGGTGGTATCGATAAATACGGCAGGCCGAAAGACACTCGAACGCCGGCACAGCTTCATGCAATGCGGCAGCTCGTGATCGCCATGCACCACAAATACCCTAATGCTATCATCCAGGGACACCGCGACTTCCCGAATGTACACAAGGCATGCCCGTCCTTCGACGTTACTCTATGGTTAAAATCTGAAGGCATTTAATTTACAATACTTTTACAATATGATTGTAAAACAGTTAATCACCTGAACGACAATACGTTAAAGCTCATCCTGTAATCCAATCCGGTTCACGAAATTAGACCACAAAACCCGCCACCATGGCGGGTTTTTCTTTTGTTAGCCTGTCCATACAGCGTTTTACAATCCTCGTTTTGCCACGCATTTCCATTACGTACCCGTGTATTACATTTACAACTGTTTTACAACCCTTTTTACAATGGCAACAGTTAAAGTGCAGCTGAAAAAGCACCGCGCCAAAAATGATGGCACCTACCCTATTGTAATTTATATCTATGAGGTACGGCCACAATACATTTACGTCGGATATTCAGTTAAGGAAGAACAATTTAAGGATGGTCAGGTACGTAAACACCCTGACGCAGCCATCATTAACGCCCGGATTGAGGACAAGAGGGCGGAAATTGTAGGGTCCATTGTCCCTAATGTTGGATATATACCTGGTATAAAGCAGGGGCAGGCGTCCAGGGCTAATTTCTGCGACTATGTTCGCAAGCGTGCAAAGCAATTTCGCACGGCAAATCAAATAGACTTCGCCTACAAGTGCGAGAACATGGCGAAAGAGATGGCCTCAGTAAAAGGTCGGGATGTTTACTGCGGTGAAATAGATATGGACTTCATAAGGGAGTACGTCGCTCACTGCAAGGCAATACCCAACAGTCACAACACAGTAATGGGCAAGTTGAAAAACCTCTGCACCCTGTATAACCAGGCTGTTGGTGAGGGCTTTGCCTCTATGCCTAACCCTTTTGATTTTTACGAGCGCAAGCTGGAACCAGTCGCCCGGGAAAAACTGACAATGGAGCAAATAAATAATATTGAGAACCTACAACTGCCGGAACAATCGATCGTATGGCATGTCCGTAATGCCTTTCTGCTATCATTCTACTGTCAAGGTATGAGGTTTGAGAGTGCGTGTATGCTGAAGTGGGAGCATATAAGGCCAGATGGAATTTATTACCAGATGAATAAAGGTAAGAAATGGAGACGTCTGGAAATCCATCAAAAGCTACAGGAAATACTGGATCTGTACGCAGGTAGCAGGCCGTATGTGCTCCCCTTCTTTAAGGAAGAGGTAAAGAATCCGGTACACCTGCGAAAAATGAAAGGAAGCGCCAGTGCAATAGCCAATGAATACCTGAAGATAATAGGCAACATGGCAGAGATACCATATCCTATCACATTCCACATGGCCCGGCACACGTTCGCCTACCTGGCGAAGACGAAAGGGGTATCTACTGACGTTATAAAAGACGCCCTCGGCCACTCCGACATGAAGACAACCGAGGGCTATTTAAAGTCTTTAGATGACAGCAGGATAAATGAGGCGGTTAGGGGTGTGTGGGCTTAGTTATTGTCGGGTTAAAAGTAGCTTGCTTATTGATGCAACAATTTCCTGATTTCTCTCTTTCACCTTGTAGTCATAGACGTACGACATGCTAACTCTAACATCGGTTATTTTGTGTGCTGACAATATCTCCAATTGTTCCTTTGATACAGTCGTACTGATAATTAATAAGTCACCAGCGGAAAATAACTTGTATTTACCAGTATACTTTAATTCCATTGGAGAGCTATCATCCATCAACAAAGTAATACTGCTTTCATCAGTTGTCAATGAACCTATGGCCGTTCCGCGGGTCATGAAATAAAGCGTATATAATTTTTCCTCATTGTCTTTATCGGAGAAAACAGCTCCCTGAATGGACACCTGGGATACGCCCATGGCCGTCACCAATGGTTCCTTTGTTGTCAATACGGTCTTTATCCCATTAAATTTATCAACCTCTTCAGATTCAATTTTCTGGGCAAATGACGGAAGATAGCAACAGATCAACAAGAGAGGTAACAATTTTTTCATGTGGTAGATTTGATGAGTAGTGACTCGGTTATTAATTGGTTAATAGATTGTTATTGAAATCGTACCGCAGATACACTGCGGCCTCAACGGGGACATTCGTTTTTACTTACAACTTATATATTGTGAACCACCTTATCCATGATTGTTATGAGGAAGAAAAAAAAATCCGTTACATCTACAACTAAGCCTATGCCTAAAGCTCCAGATCATCCAATACTAGACTGGTACTTTGCTTCAATTTCTCCAAAGCCTCAGCGAAGGTGATCCCTTCTTTATCGGCTTTCAGGATCGCTACTTCATGAATCAGCACCTTTATTAAAGCCCGCTCTCTGTTCAGCTTATCACCTGGCGGGGCGGGTTTTTCTATCTTCTTATTAATATGATCGTTCAATATGTCCTGTGCTTGCCGTAGCAATCTCGGTTGCGGCTTTTTGTCCCCACTTTCCCAATATGCAATTGTTCTCTTCGAAACGCCCATTAGCTCAGCAAATTCATCCTGTGTAAGGTTTGCTTTTTCTCTTAATGCCTTAAGAGAATTTTCTGTTTTTGTCATTGTGATTAGAGGTTATTCAAAAAAAAGGTGCAAAAATTCACCAAATTTCATTGCAATATTGCACTATAGTTCACCAAAGTTCACTAATATTGCATTAACAAATCGGTTAACGCAATGATGAACGCAAATATAGTGAAAAAGGGAACTCCGGCTGTCAATATGATAACGCTGCTACCACAGGAAAAATCCGGTTTATCTGAAGCTATCACTGGTTATGGTAAGTTAAAGGCAGCAGTAGCCGCTACAGGTGTTGATCAGAACACTATTAAAAGAGCCGTAGCCGGGTTCAAGATCCTCCCAGAAACAGCAACCAAGATCCGCAACTTCCTAAACTCTGCACAATGAGCCATGTATTCTACACCGTCAACGAGATCGCGGCTATGTTCAAGATACACCGCAACACAGTCGAGCTGATGATCAAAGATCGAAAGCTTACAGCTACCAAGATTAAAGGACAATGGAGGGTTTCACAGATCGCGCTTGACTCATACATAAACAAAAACACCATCACCGCTAAAAACTAAACTCCCATGAACACTACTACTCAACAATTAATCAACACTACTACACAACACTTCATCAACACTTATTGTGATGCTGTGCCGGTATATATGTGCTTCCTGATTCCCTTTATCCTGTTCGCCGTGTACAAGCTGTATCGCGCCGGATTATTCAGTGAATTCTTCAAGCGCTAAGGATGGAATACGCTGTCTCTTTTCTCACATTCCTCACTTGCCTGGCTGCAGTATTGAAAGCCTGGCGTAAATGCAAACTGCCATGATGGACTATCAATTCACGATCACTGAAGAAAGCACGGTTAATCAAACCAATTTCTACAACGTCACAATACAGCGC